TTGGGACCAGCTGGTGACTTCAAGTGAACTAGGTGTGCCATTGGCGGCACCCAGTGCGGCTTGTTATCGGCGTGCTGTTATTGCTTCAAGCTGGCGTTTTGCCATCTCAACTGAACGGCCTGTGGCCTGCTCAGAACCTTGTGCATCTTCGCTGCGTATCTTTGCCACTGTTGCTGGGCTGGCAGGGTAAGTGACCATGCTCACATCAAACAGCTTTACTTCATGGATAGTGCGTATCTCATACTTGGCATCCCATGAATCTCTGATGACCTTGAAAGCAAAGCTCATTTGGTCCATGTCACCACGTTCCATGGCTGAACGCAGTGAAGCTGACATTGGGTTTGTGGGGTCCAGTTGTGCTGTGACTCGTAGCCCAATGTCATCTGACTGCAAGGTCATGGTCCCAGACTTGGTGCGTGCTAGTGGGATGCCATCGTGGTTCACCAGGAGTCTTACATCTGCTTCTGCTGCACTCTTCGCTGTTGCACCACTAGCAATGATTTCAGTGAACCCACCTGCAGCAGGTCCACCGCCAAGGTCATACGCGTAGTTGTAGACCGTTGCGTAGCCTTCAAGGATTGCCCCACCATCAGGTGTTGCACGCACTTCAAGCTTTGCCAGCTTGCGCACTTCACGTTCAGGTACATCAACACCATCAGCTGAGCGTGTGTAACCCTCAACCATTGGCTGAGACTGCACAACTGGTTCAACCTCAACAACAGGTTCAGGGTCAACCTCAACCACAGGTTCACTCTCAATCATTGGTTCAGGGTTTGCCATCAGGTCTGCTGGGATCACCCACAGCTTGCAAATACCCTCAGGTGCAATGTCATTTGCAACTACTTCACAGCCACGCCCACCTTCAAAGAACACACAGCTAGAACACACCATGCCTTCTGCAGCGTATGGGCTGACTGGTGCATAGTGGGCACCATCAGCATCAACACCTTGGCTGTACTGCCCAAACAATTCAACAACACTTTCAGTGGCCTCATACTGGGCCTTCTGGCGTGGGCTAAGTGGGTGGGTTGGTTCTTCTTCCATGCGGATACTCCTGTCAGCTTCAGATGCATACAGTGCTGCGATCTGATCAACTGCTTCTGCTCTGCTGCCATGGCAGCCTGCTAATGAATTGTCATCATCTTTGCGAACACCCCACGGTTCAGAAACAGAACAGCCCGCATCTTTTTCCACCACATGCCAAGGCATCAGGCAATCACCTGGTCAACAGGCAAAGGCTGATCCTCTGCAGTGAGCGGTGGCAAATCCTCATACGTTCGTGCTTCATCCACAGTCAAGAACCCTGCACTGATACCCACAGAATGTGCTGCATAACGTGTGCTGAGATCAGAGCGCAACAGCCCATCAACATTGAACTTCACACGCTGCGCCCTTGGCACCAGCGTTGAAAGTGCTTCTTCAATCGGAATCAAATATGGCATCAGACCAAACGACAACCAATCAGCTGCACGCTGCTCACGGTTCGCATACGTCACCGAGCTACCAGATGCAGCTGCACCAATCAGTTCAGGTGGTATGCCATAGATGCGTGCGATCTGTTCAACAGTGAACCGCTGAGAATCCAAGAACTGTGATTCATCAGGGCTGATCTGCACACGCTCATACTTCAAGCCACTGCCCATGATCGCTGGTTCACGATTGCCTTGGGTAGCGTTATTGAAAGCACCCTTGATGCCTTGCGCTTGTTCTGGTGTCAACTCACTGTCTGAGTAGATGATGGCGTTAGGGTTGCCACCAGCTTGGAAGAACTGAGCACCAAACTGCTCAGCACTGATGCCTGCACCAATGGCCTGCTTTGCGCTGCTGATAGGTGACATACCCATGGGCATGCCAGGGAAAACAAACATCGGCACATGCCACAACGGCCCATTAGGCCACCTGTTGATCTTCTTCTCATTGATCTGTGTGGTCCACTCACCATCAACATGGCGCCAGTTGACTGTGGCAGGGTCCAAGATTTCAACAGTCACAGGAAACCCGTTGGCACCAGTTTCAGTGACCAGACCATAAGCGTTGCCATCAAGAAGCAGTGATGACCAGACCTGATAGAGCCATGTGGTGATTGCCACATCAGGTGCAGGTGCCCTGAACAGAGAACTTGATGGAAGTTGTGTGCGACCACCAGGCCCATCACGGTACTGGTCAAGTGGCAGTGTGGAACCCACACCTGCTAGGAGTCGAACACAAGCCCAGACAGCAGCCAAACGCATTGCAGAATTGGCGTCAACGATGGGCGCCCCAGACTTCATACGCATCTGATTCACAGCAGCAAGGATGGAATCAGGTGTGATTGCACGCTGCTCACGTTTGAACAAACCCATTTCAGGCACCGTCAATCAGAAAGCCCACGATGAACATGGCAACACCAGCAGTGCCAAGGGCAAGCACTGGTGAGAATAGAAACACTGCAGCTACAACAGCCATGATCCCAGCAATCTCCAAAACGGTGGCAAGAGTATCTTTGAACATTGGCACCGCCCTTTCAGTAAGCAAACACCTGTGGTGCTGACACAGCACCAACAGGCAACAAGCAACGAGCAATGGTCACAGCAACCAGTGGCGAGATAGGCACAACAGAAGACCGCAGATCCCAAACCCAAGCGTCACCTAGCTGGCGTTCAGCAGCATCAGCTGCAGCAACATCCAATGGGCCCTGGTTAGCTGGCCTTGTCAGCCTGCCTTCAATCACATCCGAGAAGAACCCACCACACGCCTGCTTGTAATCAGGTGTGTTCACCTGGTGCAACAAGTCTGCGCTGATGCCAGCATCTCTGAACGCTGCGAGCACTGGACCAACAGCAGCGCCAGCAGGCCCAGCACCATTGCAACCAACAGCAGTTGGTTTCCAACGCTCCACCAAAGCCACCAGCCTTGCAGGCAACCAGCCCAAACCCTCACGATGTTCAATCACTTCCACATAAGGTGCAGCAATCGAACCAGCAGCAATAGCAATAGAAGCAAACTCGTTGCCAAACGTCACATCAAAACTGATTGTGATTTCACCCTCACCCAACTCTGGTGGTGTGGTCGTCAGGGTCTGTGCCCATTTGAAATCAGGGATCTTTACATCCTTGTAACGCAACGCATCAGGTTCAGAGTCCCACACACCAAGACGCTCACGAGCAAACTTGTCGTCACCCATTGCATCATGTTCAGCTTCTACAAAGTCAGCTCTGATGCGTGTGCCATAAGCAGGGTTTGCCAACGCAACCAGGTTGCGATCATTCACATCAAGGCGCTGGCTGATGCAGTTGCCTTTCTCATCCAAGGCAACCTGTTCTGCAGTGTGCTCTAGGTAGGCAAGGCGCCCAGCGTCACCACCAAGGGCGCGTCTTCTGATCTTCCACAATGCACTAGAAGTGCTAAGACCTGCAGATGATGCATACCAAACCTGTGGGTTTGGGTGCGTTGAAAGTGTGGGCATCAAAGCTGCAAGGTGTTCAGCCTGCAGATTGTAAGCCTCGTCAAAAACAATCAGGCTTGCACCAGCAAACCCACGACCAGAACCACCAGTGCGCGCCTTGTACTTCAACCTTGCACCAGACTTCAGTTCAATAGTCTGATCACCATTGCCCAAACGTATCTGCGCAACCTTGGATGACAACTCTTTGCTTGAATCAATCAGACTGCACATACGCCTAAACGCTTCCATCGCTGTTGGCAGCTCGTGAGCAGTGTGAATGATCAGCTGCTCCCCAAAGATGAACAGGCCAGCCAGCTCCCTGGCTTGGATTGTTTCACCTTTACCATTCTGCCTTGGCTGCACATCACAAACTTCAAACGCAGACCAAGTGAAATCATCACGCTCAGCCAAAGCATGTTTCAAAGTGAACTGCTGCGATTCATCCAGCAGCATGCCAACACTTTCAGCCAGTTCGATTGCTTCCCTTGCCGCGTCGTGGCTGTGAACGCCTGCTGGCAGATGCAGAATCTGTGGCACCTGCACGCCTAGCAACTCGTGCTGCTGCAAGCTCATCAATCTTCGATCCTTCCACACCAGTATCAAGTGCTGTCAGCTTGGCCAAAACCATCTGCAACCTGGCAGCCAAAGGTGCAACAGCCTGTGGTGGTGCAACCAGAAGTGTGTCAGCCAGATGCCCACGCAACGCTTCCAAAGCCCTGCGTTCATCACCACTGTTCACATCATCAATGAAAGAAGCAGCCACAATTCCACACCCATTCTGGGTTCATTATTGTTTCGCCAAATGCGTTATCTGGCCCAATAGATTGCTTCTCAGGTTTTCCCAAAAACTGTTTTGCCCCACGTTGAACGCACAGCAACCGAGATGACCCAGAACACAAAAAGTCCCTACAAACAGCCTGTGTGGGCTTGTGTGGCCACTGAGAGCTACCTAGATATTTGCACCTAGAGAGAAATCTGAAAGAATCGGGCCCTCTCC